AGGAGTGGTTCTAAGACCGTTAAAACAGGCGGTAAGACCGTTAACATGAACTCGGGTACCGCTTGGGCCAAAAACTCAAAAGTTACTAAATCTAAGAATACGTTATTAACGGTTAAATCTGCCAAAGAACTAACGGGTATTGATCTGACGTTAGTTAAAACTGGTAACTATACTGGTGCTACTTCTCCTGGTGATGGATCTAAAAAGGTTCTTACTCTTATTGCTGAACCCCTTAAGTTAGTTAGTGCATTACAACAGACTGATATATTTAATCAAAGTATCCCCACTACAATCAAATACAGAGGTATACAATTAGAGGTCGATATGAGGAATATGGCCAATGATGATATCTTAGTTAAAATAATATGTGTCAGAGATAAATACCATGCTGTACCTGGTTTACCTTCTACAATCAAATTAATGAAAGGAACTGCAGATATAACTGATGAAACTCATTTCTTCTGGAATAGGAATAATCCATATGAACCACATGACTGGGACACTACAAATGTTCCTAATAGAGAGATGGTTAATGCTCCCCTTAATTGGAAAAGATATCAAACCCTATACTCTAAAGTTCATTCTCTTGCCCCTGAGTTTCAAAATTCTGCTTCTGTTAATTATGTTAAAACTGCACAAAGGAAAAGGATGATATACATCCCATTTAATAAAGAATGTCTATACGAATCAGGTCAAACACTTCCTACTAATGAATCTATTAAAGTTTTTGCTTATGGTCAATATAGAACTGCAGCCAGTAATCATTCATGGAATGATGCTAGTTTATTTAAAATCCAATGTACTATGAGAATGTACTATAAATCTCCCAAATTTAGTTAATGAAAAACAGACAAGGGGTTATTCAGAATATCACCCCCCAAGACAATAACCGTTTTTCAGAGATCGGCGAAGCCCAAAAATTGCTTCAGTGAGAGATCCTGGATATGGTCGTTAGGTTTTTTTCACCTTTACAGTTAATATACGTTAAAATAAATTTGAAAGTTAACTAAAAATTATTGAATATTAATTTAGAATCTTATAATGTTGCGAAACCTTAGTATTACCTTTCGCAACTTCGGTTTCGGTGTCGGATTCAATTCCACCAAATTTCTCCAAGTCAATCACCTTATCGCCAGCCTTGATTAACCCTTTTCCATTTTGTTGTTGGATGCGCTCGCCAAGTGAAATCTCGGAATAACCTCCAAAATGAATTACCTGAGAGAACCTGCGTTTTACTGCCACCATCTCCTCAGGATCGATACGATAAAATGCGTTCATCCACCACTCATCCGGATGCAACTGACTGGTTATCCAAACTTTAGTCCAGAGAGCCCAACGGATACCCCCCTTAACCTGAATCTGCGTGGGATGCCCATCAATCAAATGAATCAACTGTTGGGGTGACATCTGACCTTTGAATTCATCCAATATAATCTCAGTCTCGCCATCGTAGCCATCCCACCATTTTCCAGTGTTCGTTCCCTTCAGGAATACATCGTATTTATTCTCTCTAGCTGTGCGTGTTTTCCCAGTTCCAGACTTGCCATAAAGAACCACTACTTCAACATCTCTCCAATCCATGGCCCTTTTCTTTTGAAACGCAAGTCTCATAGCATTGACTCTACCATACTTAAGGAATAAAGCCGGGTGTTGGTCTGCAAGATCATACTCGGAGGCTCCATTCTTCACCATATCTTTATATTTTACTATATCGGTACGACTTCCTTGAGCACGGTTATCAATCACTGTGTAATCTAAATCCTTGAGACAATAGTTCCATGAGTGGTCGACGCTTCTGCAGATACCAATATGAAATCTCTTAAGAACCTGATTAAGTTTATTGAATCTGTAGGTCATTTTAAATACAACAGTTCCCTGTAAGTGAGGGGTTCCTCTTTCTCCCTTTTCTCTTCCATAAACCATTCGTGTGACACCTTCTAACTTATTAAGAATATCGATATCATCGTCAGTGTAATTGTTGCATGTAAAAGCCCAAGCCTTGTGAGGTTTTTTGTCGTCAGTGTTGGATACGTTGCCTGCATTGTATAAATTTGCGTTCATTTTTTCGTGTTTGTGAATATTATGAAACATATTATTTAACTTCGGTTTCGGTTACGTGTAATAAGTATGAGCACATTCACTCCTAACTGTGCCAGTCTAATTTTCACTCTATGATATTGTATGCACAGATTTATGGCACAGACCACTAGTCGTTAGTTACCGTTAAACGGTCATAAATTATCCAACGGTCATTTATACAATGCCCTATGCTTCGCACATCTCGAGGACCCGTAGGGGTACAATATATTCAGCGAGACGACGGTTATTTACTCCTTCAAATTTTAGGAAGGCTGGCATGGCTGCTCTTGGTTATTATAATACTGCTCGTAGTCTTAAAAGAATGGGAAGGTCTATATATCATGGTGTCCGACGTTCTCGTTTATTTAAAAGACGTCGTCAAGTTACAGAATCTAGGAGTGGTTCTAAGACCGTTAAAACAGGCGGTAAGACCGTTAACATGAACTCGGGTACCGCTTGGGCCAAAAACTCAAAAGTTACTAAATCTAAGAATACGTTATTAACGGTTAAATCTGCCAAAG